AGGTGATGTCGCCGAAGGAACGAATTACTCGTTCAACTTCAGCTTGATCATCCACGCCTGGAAAAACCCAGGACTCGTTCCGTGGAGCTGTATACAGTTCATAACAGAGAACAGAATTATTCGAAACAACAAAGTTGAGCTCGACACAATTCCAAAGCCTTATGTCAGGGACAGAACGTTCGAACGCCAATTGTTCAGCGATCGTAATTCCATACAACCTTTCGACAAGAAACCGGCTGCCAGGGCTGGGTTCTACATGTGGTGGGAGAGTATTAGAGCAATTCAAAAGGAACTCTTCCCTATCATACTGGTTCATAGTGTCGACGATACTCTTCCTCATTGTTACGTGAGATGTGAGTTCGACAACATGCCTTCCAAAAACACCCAATAAAGGGCATCCATTGTACTGGTGAGCCATTGATAATCCTTTCGATTTTAATAGTTGGAGCAACAAGTGATCGGATGCATTGACGTAGCTCTTACGAACCCAGCCAAAATTCAGCAAAGCTTCACGAGGATCCACGATGACGATCTTATCATCAACATCAAATACATTTCCACAAAAGGAAGCTGTGCAGACGGATTCAGGTCGTTCCACTTTCATGTTCCAGCCAAGCTGATCCCAATCATCACGGGTCGGAACGCACTCCGCAAACTGCCAAATCGAGAGGTTGTCATCCCCCTCAGCTAGCAATTTAACGATGCATTCCCTTATCCAACCAAGAAACAGTACGAGCATATCGGTCGTAAATCCGTTTCCCAAGGACGTGTTCATTTCTCCACTCATGCGCAACGATTCCTTCATTATTACTCTGAAGTACTTAAAAATGAGTTCTTGACGTCCAGTTAGCACCTTCTCAATGTTGAGCATAAGCTTCATCAGAGCGGGGCTGGACCTACACATGTAAAAATACATTGTAAACTCAATGTTGTGCATCACCTCTTGAATGAAGTGAGCCTCATATGACGTAGCGTCATTATTGGCAATCTGCGAAAAACAGTCCATTATTTTTTCTATTATATATTCCGGCTGCTGCCTGACAGGTACAGTCTTGATGAACTCTGGCAGTTCATGAAAGATCTGTTTTCCTATTAAATCAAAAACGGGTCCGGAATAGGTCTTAAACCAATCAGCCCTAGAATTAATAGTTCTACAGCATTTAAACGAATCATACGGTTCGTCCTTTACGAAGCTCTTCACCTGCGTGAGTTCCTCATCATAAAATGGGTCATCATAAGGTTTCTCAAGATAAGTTTCAAGAAGACACTCTTTTCGTTCCTTCGTGTATGTGGTTCCTTCTAACCACAATTCTACATAGACCTTGGCCGGGTCAATGGGAACCAAGTAACGCTCGCAGAATGATTGTACGAATACTCGCAAACATGCTAGCAATATCTTCGAAGCTTTTGGGGGCTCCATCCCAACACGGCCTAATAGTCCTATAACGACATTCGGTGGATAGTTGGGGTCAGGGCGGCAG